AACTTGGAGCGCTATTTAAAATTAATTGAACACGAACTCGCATCTGTTCAAGTAAAAGAGAAAGATGGAAATCATATTCATCTTCTCAACACATTTTTTGGCCTTATCTCGCAATGCCATTATATATACACAAACTATGTAAAATACCTCCCATTGTATGAAGATTTTGAAAAATTATAATTGGATTAGACCTAATGGGAATCGAACCCATCCTACGGCTTCATAAGAGCCGTGTGCGAAACCGATACACTATAGGTCCATATCTGTTATAGGATACTAATCTTTAAATAACTTTATATATTTAAAAGGGTTTATAATATCTTAATTTTTCAATAAGCTCTTCATATTTTGGTTCTAAAGATGGAATATTATTTATATAGTTTTTCATTTTACTTATTCCACCTGCAGCCTGTGCAGTACTGTATGACATAGCTACATTAAAACTTACTTTTGGTTTTTGCATATTACTCTTTGTATTAGAACCCTTGTATGATTGTAGTAATTTTTTTAATTCATTGGATGGGTCTGTACGATTATATTTAGTATATGCTTCTTCCATTCCAGTATCTGGTAAAGAATCAAATATCGCACGTATATCTTTTATTTTACTATTTGTGGATTTATCTCCACCACTTGAAGTATGCATTGGTGAACCGGATAACTCTTTTGAAGAATTAGATTTAAGAGAACTATTTGATGAACGAATACCTGTATACATAGAATTTGGAAATAACGTTTCTATTATTGTAGCAACACTAGGTATTAAATCACAAATATTTGGATGACAACATCTCCTTAAACATTGGAAACTTGTAAACATTATATTTTCATTCGCAAGTGATATCCTTTCTGCTGCAATAAATGAATAATCATTTGGATTACTTGGATCTTTTGGTGTTAACTTTAATATAAATGGATATATTTTATGTAATGCTGTAAATATAACACTTAACCATATTATTCCAGGCAAGAATACTTCTAAATTATTTGCTTGTAAATTACTTATAAAGACAGGTGATTCAATTATTGGAAGTAAATCATCTAATATCATAACACCTATTAAATCCTTTGTTAACATAAATATATTGCCTTGATAATATACATCTTCTATTTTATCACGTATATCCTTCTTTAAACCAGAATAAACACCTAATGTTATGGTTAATATATCAAACATTACCATCCACTTTTTAAACAACTTTTGCTTTTTAATATCATTCGGAATATTCATTACAATTAAACCTTCTGATATCCATCCAGTTCTTCCTACATGAACGAATTCTTCATAGGTTTTTTTAGTAGTTGGAGGAATATTATAATATGAATCATAAGAATTTAATAAATAATACTCATCTGTATTTAATAATACATATTCTGTATATTCTTTTATTTTATTTTTTAAATCATTCTGTAATAACGATACACTTACACTACTACGACCATAATCAATTAAACAAAATGAATGTTTATATTTATCCCATAATATATTGCAAGTATGAGCATCATTATGAATAAAACCAACTTTACGTAATGAATATAATGTTCTAAATAACTCGTATATAGTATTCGCCATACTAAATATATGATTTATAGTTACATTTTGTAAACAATTATGTAAACTTGCACCATGAATACGTTGAGCTGCAAATGCTGTTATAATATGTTCATTATTTGGTTGATTCCTTATTTGAATACGTTCTAAAAATGGATTATTATATGGTAACACAAATGGTAAACTTTTACCTTGATTTATTAAACTATATATATTACGTACTTTTTTTTCGTTCCCTGGTGTATGTGGTTTTATATCTAAATTAACAATTAATAAACCATTATTTATTTGATTCTGTAAATCCCAAAAATATTGTTTCGTAGTTACATCTTCTAAACATAATGTTCTAAACATATCATGATATTCCATAAAATGTGTAGAATATGGAGCAACCATATTCAATATAAATGCATTTAATCCATCTACACGAATATCATCTGCAGTTGGCTTTACTTGAAATTTTACAAAAATAGATTCATTATCTCCACGACGATTCAATGTTTCCATAAATAACATTTTCCCATTTACAGAATCTCCTTTTAAAGTACCTTTAAATGTTATAGTATTATATCGCGAATACATATAATATAATACTTGTGCAACTTGTAATTGAATTGGTGTCAATACAAGAAATTTATTTATATCGTCTTTTCCATAAAATTCTCTTTGAAATAATTCGTGAAATTTTTTTAATGTAGAATTACTGTAATCGTTTGGATTTAATGTAATGTTATTCATAAAGTCATTAAAATAATTTACTCTATTCGGAGTTAAATCTATTGTAATAGACATCTATCTATTTATTCAATATTATTTATTTAATGGACTATCTGTAATTTTTACGCCACAATATTGTACGGGTTTGTTTTTGTAATCTCCATCACGATAAATACCTATATCAATTGATTCTTCTAATAACCATTTGAAATTATCCCAAAACTCAGGTGTATGACCTATACTCGGTGTTGCTATATGTGCCATCTCGTGTAATGCAACAAACATCATCGTATTTATATCAACCAACTTCTTATTTTCATCACGAGAACGAAGACAGAATACTATTTTTTCTCCCTTATTCACTGAATAACTCGTGTATTTTGCATTATCTGTCCCCTCTGTGATTTTGTCTGGATTAAACTTATCTAAAATCTGTTTTGTTCTTTTATCATCCGGTGACATCTTTGCCAAATGTTCCACAAGTCTCTCTAAATTTGCACGTATATTTGATAATAAATTAGCAGCTTCCTGTTTATCAGGCATACTTTGAACTAAATATTCCTTTCCGTCAATCGCAGATTTTACATATTCCACTTCACCCCGACCATAAGTGTCCCAAGCTAAATAACCAACTCCAATGCCCAATAGGGCTAATACTGCAACATCTCCCATTTACTTTAACCATTGAAAAACTATCCACGGAAAAATTGATTCTTTATTCATAGTATTTTATATCAGACAAGATGGCATTAGAATTTATGATATTGGATTGGTTTATGCCTGAAAATGATAAGGCTGTTAGAGATATCCAAAAGAAATATCCTCATTATAAGCTTCAACTTGAGTCAGTTGAAGAAAGCGAAGATGAATCAGATGCATATACCTCTTTCAAAGCAACAAAATATGATATCTTTATGTTTGGAACAACACTCAAAGGTAAATCCGTTTGTGCGAAAGTAGAAGGGTTTAGTCCCTATTTCTTCGTAAAACTACCAATGGATGGCAAACCAGATGAATTAGAAGATATCGTTACTATTATTCGCAATGACCTAATGGAAGGCAAAATATGGAAAACGTGGAACGGACAAACCACACAAAAGTTTATTATTCCGCGATTTATGCTATCAGCGCTGAAATATGTTAAATTGGTATATCGTAAGGATTTCTGGGGATTCAATAATGGTAAAGAATTCCCATTCCTCAAAATTAAAACAACCAGTCTAAAACTATTCCAAATGCTTCGTAATTACTTTCAAACAGAAAAAGTTAAAAATGGTTATAAACTATACGAAAGTAATATTGACCCTTTTCTAAGATTTATTCATAAACAGGATATTTCACCGTGCGGATGGGTTCGTTTAGAGCCTAATACATATGATGTCATTGAATCAGATGAATTATCTCGGTGTCACCATACAATTAAAGTAGATGCATCTGATATTCATCCGCTTGACAGAAACCTTATCGCACCTTTACTTATCGCATCCTTTGATTTAGAATGCACTAGTAGTCATGGTGATTTTCCAGTCGCTAAAAAGGATTATCGTAAACTCGCTCAAGACTTGGTTACACTCGTTCAACATAGCTCTCTAATGCCTCCTATGGCTGAAATTGAAACCATTATTACAAAAGTCTTTAAAGAAACATTTGTAGTTAAAAATGTTACTATGAATCGTATCTATTCTAAAACAAAATTGTTAATTAAAAAATTACAATCTTCTATGCCTAAACTATATGCAATTCTTGAGAAAGCTCGTAAAGAAAAACCACCCGCAGATGAAGAAGATGATGATGAAGATGGTGAAATTAAACCATCCTCCTATAAATCACCCACAGAACAAGAACTATGCGAATATCTTAATAAATATCTACCAGCTGTTGAAGGTGACCCCATCATTCAAATTGGTACTACATTCCATCGCTATGGAAGTGATGAAATTATACATAAACATATTGTATCTCTAAACTCTTGTGACGAAATAGAAGATGCAGATGTCGTTTCCGTTGATAATGAAGCCGACCTTCTTCGTGTATGGAAAGCTATGATTGAAGAGATGGACCCAGATATGCTGACGGGTTATAATATATTTGGTTTCGATATGAAATATATTTGGGAAAGAGTTCTTGAATGTGGTGACGAATTTGAAGAAGAATTCTCAAAAGGTCTTGGAAGACTAAAGAATAGAAGAACCACACTTCTGGAACAAAAACTCGCTTCGGCTGCACTTGGTGATAATACAATGCATTACATTGACTTTGATGGTATTGTATCCGTTGATTTACTCAAAGTTATGCAAAGAGACCATAAATTAGATAGCTATAAACTTGACTTTGTAGCTCAAGTTTTCTTAGGTGATAATAAACACGACCTAAAACCTAATGAAATATTTGCTAAATTCAAAGGTTCATCCGAAGACCGGTGTACGATTGCAAAATACTGTTTACAAGATTGTGCTCTATGTAATCGTATGATGCATAAACTAAAAGTATTGGAAAATAACATTGGTATGGGAAATGTATGTTCTGTTCCTCTCAGTTATCTCTTTATGAGAGGTCAAGGTGTTAAAATCTTTAGTCTTGTATCCAAAGAATGCAAAAAAATGAATTATCTAATTCCAGTACTACGTAATGCAAATGTGGATAATCCAGAAGACGAAGAGGGTTATGAAGGTGCTATTGTATTGCCACCACAAGAAGGCATGTATCTTGAAGACCCAGTTACTGTATTGGATTATTCCTCTCTATACCCATCCTGTATGATGGAACGCAATCTATCACACGATTGTTATGTAATGGATGACCGTTATCGTAACTTGGAAGATAAAGGTATTACTTATGTAACGGTTGAATATGATATTTATGAAGGTGTCGGTGATAAAAAACACGCAGTTGGAAAGAAACAATGTACATTTGCTCAATTGCCAAATGGTAAAAAAGGTATTATTCCTAATATCCTTCAAAAACTTATTACACAACGTAAAAATACTAAAAAACGTATTGAATATCAAACCATTATTACGAACGATGGTAAACGAATCTCAGGACTCGTAAAAGAAAAAGACGATACTTGGACGGTCGTTGATGTTGAAAAAGGCATCACAACAACTGTTGATAAAAATGAAGTAAAAGAAATTGTTGATACATATACGAGTTTCGAACAAGCTGTATTGGATGCACTTCAAATAGCTTATAAAGTTACAGCAAATTCACTTTATGGACAGATTGGTAGTCGTACATCAGCTATTTATCTAAAAGATATTGCGGCTTGTACAACTGCAACTGGAAGAGAACGCATTTATATGGCAAAGAACTTTGTTGAATCAAGTTATGGTGCAAAGGTTATTTATGGTGATACCGATTCCATCTTTATTATATTTCCAAACTTAAATGAAGATGGTGTCCCTGTAAAGGGTAAAGCCGCTCTACAAATGGCGATTGAAGCAGGACAGAGAGCTTCAAGAGAAATTAGAGAAATTCTTCCACCACCTCAAGTATTAGAATATGAGAAAACAATGTTTCCATTCATTCTATTGAGTAAAAAGCGATATGTGGGTAATCTTTATGAAACAGATGCTAATAAGAAACCTAAACAAAAATCAATGGGTATTGTCCTGAAAAGAAGAGATAATGCTCAAATTGTCAAACACGTATATGGTGGTATTATTGATATTCTATTAAATGAATATAACTTGGAGAATTCAGTGGATTTCTTAACAAATAAACTAAAGGATTTAGTTGCAGGTAATATTTCTATAGAAGATTTAATTATCACAAAAACATTAAAAAGTGCTTACAAAGACAGAACGAAAATAGCACACGCTGTATTAGCAGACCGTATGGGAGAACGTGATGAAGGTAATAAGCCTCAATCAAATGACCGTATTCCATATGTATATATTGTACCACCTCCAGAAGTAGTTGTTAAATTACAAGGAGACCGTATTGAAAACCCTGAGTTTATTCGTGAGAATAACTTGATTCCAGATTATCGTTTCTATATTACAAATCAAATTATGAAACCAATTTGTCAACTATATGCTCTATGTGTTGAGAAATTGCCCGGATATGATTATCCTGATTGGTATTGGACTCAAGTTGAGGAAGAGTTATATGCTTCAAATCCTGTATTTATAACCAATGAGATAAAACTCAAAGATAAACTGACAGCATTAAAGATGAAAATGGTAGAAGAAATTCTATTTGAACCTATCCTAAGCAGACTAACTGCAGTTAAGATGGGTAAAAAGACAACTACTACGAAACAAAAATATATTAAAGAAACGATACTGACGAAACCAACTGATTTAACATTCATATTTGAATTTAGTGTAGTTGAAAATAAGGAGAAGAAAGAGACTATTAGTAAATGGAAATGGACGGATATAAATGGAGTAACTGTATTAGAAAATAATGAAGTTAAACCAAAGGAGGTAAAACCAAAAATACGCACTACAAAAATAATCAAACAATTACAATGTGCGAATAAGGCATTTATTGCTTTAGTTGAAAATGAAACATTATCTGACCGTATCAGAACCAATGGATTTATCGTTCGGTGTGATAATACATTTGCGAAAATATGGAAAACATCCTTAGATAAAGGGTATGATGTACTTAATAAAGAGATTGAAAAGGCAGTAGAAGAGGTAGATATTGGCGCAGTACAAGACTTTGCGAAGAATAAGCTTATATTAGCCTTAGTTGAAATTACAAATACTTTACAAGTATTTTTCTAAACACAAACTATAGAATGTGGCAATATATATTGTTATTAATTACTTTATTGATAATATTTTATATATGTTTTTACTTTACAAAGTTTTTACCAATGAGAGAGGATTTTTGGGATCCGTCAATCGTAAGAAATGAACGGGCACTTGCATTAAATTACCCACGACGAAATAAAGAAGTTGCTATATTATTTAATAAAAGAGTGCAACTATGGGAAAATCCAGTAGACTCGGGTTTATTATTACAATTAGACCATTGTTTTGGCATTTCTTGGGAAGAATTCATAGAAGATAAGCGTTTTGACCATGCACCTTGTTTGATTCGTCATTTTATATCAGGTGGTTGGGAAGCACTTAAAAGTGATATTATAGGAACAGTGGCTTCTCTTGGAAAAGTATGTGGTCCAATCTATTCATTTGTAGGCAACCATGGAGGGATTGAATGTTATTTAGTATTTCCTTCAATGATGAAAGATGGAACACCCTTTTTGAATTATGAATTTATTGGTAGAAGTCATAGATGGCTATATACTTTATTGAGAAGACCTCAATATACAGCAGATATTGGAACGTGTGCTTTTGGATGCAACAATGCACCTCATCGGGAAGAAAAGATTTGGCAATGGAGTAGTTTTTCATTTTATTCAATATATCATGTCGTACCTTGTGGAGGTGTTCCCGATGGACCACCTGCAAGCCGTCGTGGTAGAAAGAGTCCAGCAAAACCATTTGTAATGGATGTATATTTTGCTATATATGAAGTTACATTATACCATCCATCCATTGCACCATATATTATAGATGGTCCAAATGATTTATTATTAAATGTATTACCTCAAAGTGTTGCATTATTATCAGGTTGTGTTAATAAACTTGTGAGTCCCAATCGTCATTGGACGTTACAATTGATTGAAAATGCAGGATTAACTCTACAATTTACAGACGGTAATGGTGAATACTGTGGCGGAGGTCAAACTGTTTGGTTTATAAGTGCAAATCAACCAGGTGCAACTGTAACACTCGGTAGTAGTGGTAAAGCTGTATTAACAAATAATGGAACAGAAGTATGGTCTATAGAATCAGATGAGGGAGGAAAACCTCCATTCGCAATGGTATTAGATAATAATGGTGATTTGACAATATATGATTCAACAAATATGCGAATGGGTTATATGCGAAGTGGTGGCGCAACCAATTATACAGAAGGCAAAGAAGAGACTATTACACGAGTTCAATTAACGAAAGACCAAGTATATAAATCATTAATACAAAAAGATACAAATGAAAATGATAAATTAATGAAAGAACAGAGTATTCAATTACAGAAAGAAACACAACTTAGAGAACAACAGAAAACCCAACCAGTATGTGGATTATCTCCTGATGGTGTTGTTTAGTCTGGATAAAATTTGTAAGATTGTTATAGGTTTGTAAATATGGAAGAGGCATTATGGAAAGTACTTGATTCATATTATAAGGATCATGCTTATCCTTTCACTCAACACCATATAGATAGTTATCGTGAATTTCTCAAAGTTCAATTACCTCAAACAATACGTATGTATAATCCTATTACAATGATTAAGAATGACGAAGAAGGTGGTACTGCCCTTCAAGTTGAAGTATATGTCGGAGGTAAAGAAGGAACTGCATTATTTATTGACCGTCCAACAATGCTTGATAGTACCGGAAAACCAGTATTATTAACTCCTCAACAAGCTCGTTTATGCAATTTAACTTATCAAACACATATTTACGCAGATATTGTCATTGAATATACCGGTAAATACGGAGATAAAGTGAAAGAATTCCCAAATGTATGTATTGGTTCAATACCTATTATGACTCATTCTGACCCTTGTATTTTACACGGACAAGGACCTCAAGTATTAAAAGAATTAGGAGAATGTCCTTTTGATGCAGGCGGTTATTTTATCATTGATGGTAAAGAAAAAGTCATCGTATCTCAAGAACGCATTACAACAAATCGTTTATTCACAGAACTATCACGAGACCCCAATTATAATTATAAAGGTATGATTCGTTGCACTTCAGAAATTGGTGAGAGTGCATTAATCCCACGAACCATTGAGTTTGTAATGGTAGAACCAAATCCCAGAAAAAAAATAGCAGATACCGAAGTTATACGTGATTTACTGCCTTTCCGTGGTGCAATCTTAGTTTCATTGCCTTCTGTCAAAGGCATGCTTCCTTTAACAACTGTATTTCGTGCATTAGGTGTTGAGTCGGATAAAGCCATTGCGGAATGTATATTAGGTTCATTGGATGGTGAATTAGAACAAGAATTATTGTTAAAATTAAGACCCTCTTTTATACACGGAAATACATTATATACACAAAAGGATGCCATTGAGAAATTAAGACATCTTATTTATTTCGATACATACGATTATGTTAAAAACATTTTGGTGAATGATGTATTTCCTAATATGGGAAATTCATATGAAGCCAAGGCTAAATTCTTAGGTCACTGTATTCGTGAATTTCTATTGGTAGCACACGGATGGACGGTTGCACCGGAGCGTGATAATTATATATTTAAACGTATTGATTTAGCTGGTTTCTTATTGGCTCAATTATTTCAAGAAACCTATCTAAAGTTCCGTAATACCGTACGTAATATATTGGATAGAGAGTATAACTATGGACCTTGGAAGAATACAGAAACGGTAGAAGAGATGGTACGTATAGATAATTTAAATAGAATTTTCCCAGCTACATTGGTTGGTAATAGTATGACAAAATCCTTGAAAGGAATGTGGGGTGTAGTAGAAGACGACCCAGAACAAGGTAAAGTACAAGATTTATCTCGTATATCTTACGTTGGATTTTTATCACACGTTCGTCGTATTAATTTACCCTTAGACCGTACCATTAAACTGGTAAGTCCTCATCGTCTTCATCCTCAACAATATGGTCTAATGTGTCCTTTTGAGAGTCCAGATGGTAAAAATATAGGTTATCTAAAGAACTTTGCTATAACGTGTCATGTTACATTTGGTTGCGACCCTGTTCCATTAAAAGATATTTTGATTTACGAAATGGGTGTTGTACCATTGGAAACAGTTTCATCAAAGATGGCACATAATCGTGATTACACCAAAGTATTCGTCAATGGTTTATGGATGGGAATGACGAGTAATCCAATTGATTTAACGAAGATGTTGCGTTTGTATCGTCGTAATGGTATATTAAATCCATTTGTATCCATTAGTTTTGATATTAGTGCAAACTTGGTTCGTTTATTGACTGACCCAGGGCGTCCTTGTCGTCCATTAATGATTGTTCGCGATGGTGAATTAAAGTTTGATACATCTAAATCGTGGTTTGAGCTTTTATATGGTTCAACATTACCAGAGAGTGAACGTAAAGAGTCACGTTATTATGGAGATACTTGGAAGGATGTACTTTCAGTTAAGAATATGAATGAAAAAACTCGTTTAGAGCATTTAGAGAAACATTCAGGTAGCATTGAGTTTTTAGATGTAGAAGAGGCAAATACCTTTTTGATTGCAATGAAACCGGGGGATATACATATGCGTCATACTCATTGTGAGATTCATCCATCAACAATGTTTAGTGTAGTTACAAATAATATAGTATTCGGTCAACACAATCAAGCCCCTCGTAATTATTTCCACGGAGCTCAAGGTAAACAAGCAATTGGAATCTATGCTACAAATTTTGATAAACGATTTGATACAGCAGGGTATATATTACATTATGGACAAAAGCCAATTATTGCAACACGCAATTCTCATTATACTCAATGTGACAAGATGCCTTATGGTACAAATGCAATTGTTGCGGTTACAACCTATAGTGGATTTAATCAAGAAGATGCAGTTATTTTAAATAAGAATGCAATTGACCGTGGTATGTTTCAATTGACTGTATTAAAGTCAGTCGTAGCCCAAGAGGAATCATTGAATCCGAGAGAAAAGATTGTCTTTGCAAATCCAGTAGAACTTCGTAATAATGGAACGGATGTACAAAATATTAAGCATGCTAATTATACATTATTAACAGAAGGTGGAATAGTAAAAGAAGAATCTTATATACCTCGCGGGGAACAAGCCGTTGTGGTAGGAATGTGTCATATTCGTGATGAATCCGTTGAAGTACAAAATGGATTATTTAAAGAAATAGAGCATCGTCAAGTGGTTAGAGATGTATCAATGACAACCGATATATTACATTATGGAACAATTGATAGAGTCTTTTTAGGTAACAAGGGTTATGGAAAACCTGAACGTATTTGCAAGGTAAGATTCCGTAAGGTTCGTCGTCCCGAGTTAGGTGATAAGTTTTGTAGTCGTATGGCACAAAAAGGTGTCGTTGGTATGATTTTACCAGCAGAAAGTATGCCTTATACAAAGGATGGAATTATTCCAGATATTATAATTAATCCACACGCTTTCCCTACACGTATGACAATCGGTCAAATGATGGAATGTGTATTTGCTAAATTGGCGGTATGTGAGGGAACTCGTGGTGATGGTACTATATTTATTCCATTAGATATGAATGCAGTGGGTGTTAAGTTAGAGGAACATGGTTATGAGAAACACGGAAATGAGATAATGTATGATGGACGTACTGGAGATCAGATGGCGACGGATATATTTATTGGACCAACTTATTATTTACGATTAAAACATATGGTTGCGGATAAGATAAATGCACGTGGATTTGGTGCAAAAGTATTGCGTACATATCAACCTACAGCAGGTCGTAGTTCAGGCGGTGGTTTAAGAATTGGTGAGATGGAACGTGATACATTATTATCACACGGTGCAGCACAATTCATTAAAGAGAGTATGATGGAACGTTCGGATAAATATAGTTTTGCGGTATGTAAACAATGTGGTTTAATAGGTTCATATAACAAAGAGCGTTTTATTCAAAATTGTTCCAGTTGTGTCAATGAAGCACGATTAACAATAGTACAGACACCATATACATTTAAGTTATTGATTCAAGAATTGGAGGCAATGGGAATTCAAATGAGATTAACGAATGAATTATTGGATGAGGTGGAGTACGAGGATACTTCTTCGGATGAAGAGGAGGAAATAAGTGGCGGCGGTGGTAAAAAAGAGTTAAAAGTATATGAATCATCGGAGAAAGAATCATCGGAGGAAGAAGATTTCCATCAAATGGAGGAGGATGAAGAATTGGAGCGTCCTCCAGGCGAACAAGAATTAGAGGACGATGATTCTCTTGGGGATGAAGGAGTAGAGGGAGATTATGTATCTGATATTTCATTCGGTGAAAGTGATTCATATGCAGGTGGTTCATTAGATGAATCATTGCCATTGACAGAGGCTGGAATTGAACCATTAACAGAGGCTGAACCATTAAAGGATGTTGGTGAGAATGGAGAAGTAATTGTTAATGGAGAAGCCGGTAGTGAAAGTTTTGAAAGCGATGCTCCACCTTCTCAGCCTGTATTGGGTTTTGAAAGTTTAATTAATATGAGAAATACATCTGGTGTTATGCCAACGACAGGAGGAAATACAGTTGTATTGCAACCTATTGTAGTTCAACAGCCGATGCAACAAGCACCTGTAGAAGGAATGATACAACAGCCAATGATACAACAGCCAGTATTTGGAGGCGGTGGTAATAAAAAAACAATTACCATTTCAGATACATATACAAGACCATCAATGAAAGTTTCATCTGGTGGTGGCGATGAAGAAACTGGAGAATCAGCAGAATATTAGCTATTTTTTTGTGTCTTCTTTGATTAGGGTAAAATGGACGCTGCAACGGTTATACTTGTAATTATTCTATTAATCGCATTTGCTGCTGTAGTAGCTTATTTCTTAAAAGATTATTATCAATATCGCACGGATGTTGATACACATTTAACAAAGGTTGATACGGATATTTCAAATACCTCTTCTCTTGGAAACTTGAAATATGTAGTGGATCAAGCCAATACAAGTTTCAATAGTATTGGAACAAATTTCTATGGATACTCTAATCAAACAAATACAACCTTAGGTTCTCTGTCTTCATCTTTAGGTACAACCAATACAAGTTTAACAACTCTAAATAATAGTTTCGGTACAGCAAGCAGTAATATTAATACATTCAATACAAATTATGACCGTTCTTTCAAAATAGCTGATAAGATTGACGACCCTTTACAACCACAAACCGTGTCAAATAATTTTAGATTTAATTTCCCAACATCTCCTGCAAATGTTGATACACGTTTAATATCCCACGTTACAGCAGTAGGTGGTTTAACAATCCGCGATTTAAACAATACAGCAAATACAAATCAACAAGTTAAAATTTGCGGTACAGGAGCAACCGCCAAATGTGTACAATTCCCAGATGTAGATGGTAATACATATCTTGCTCCTCTAAATCCTAATGCAACAAATGGAATTATATTAGATGCAGTTAATGGAGATGTTAAGTTATACGGACAATCACTCCAAGTTGGTATATCTACATCATCTCCTGCTGCTACAGGAATTACAAAGATTGTACCTCTTGCAACAGGTGGTATTAAAGTGACAGTTGGTGGTACAGATGTATTTTCAATTGATAAAGACGGTTCTATTAAATCAAAAGGAATGTTGACACAATCTGCTTCATTTTCTTAATTTCGTTTTTCTATTATAACTTATAGAGGTAAATAATGAAAGCAATATTGGCACTAATAGTAATTGGAATATTAGTGTTGGTATCTTTGTATCTTGTTACAAAAAATCAGATATTTGAACCATTTGCATTAACTTCTCTTGCGGATGTTAAAACCACTTTACAAACGGATAATTTATCTGGAAAAACATTTGCAAAAGTTTATAAGAATATTGCAGTGAATAAAGGGGAATTATCAACATTTTGGAAGACATTACAAGACCCATCTCAATCTATATTAATGGACGACCGTCTTGAAATGTTACGAATGATTTCTTGTTTATCATTTAACCACGAACAATTTGCAAATTTCCCCAAATTCTTCAGAACAACAGACTATTATACAGAATATTTTGAAACAATAAGTAATAATTTCAAAGATGTAAAAGCCAATCTTATTGCTAAGAAAGTTAAAGAGTTCCAATCAAGAGTTGGCAAGAAAGTACACGGACCTTTGATTTTATTAATGTTCCAAGCACCTCGTTATACAATGACACAAGGTTCAATGTCTATAATGAATTTCAATATAGGTGACTATAATTTTAAAGCGGCAAATAAAAATGAACCCGTTCATATGGCATTTTATTTAATTGCACCTCTTCACAATAAAAATAGAACACCCAATTTAAGTCGTACAAAAGCCGATATTTGTTGTAGATTACAGTGGTTAAAATCCAAAGCAAATACAGATAATTTATGTTTCGTTGAAACACCAAATGATAGTATACAGTCTTTCGGAGGTTGCCGTAATATATCAAATACCTCTAATTGGCAATGTGCAGATAATAGAGTTGTTCGCCGTAATGCGAGAGGTGCATTTGAGTGTTTAAGAACAAAAAATAGTAATTCTTGTATTGTTGCAGCAACCGAAGCTCAATGTAATAGCGCTATAGTAAATAATGCGACAAGTCTTCCAATTAATAATAGAGAGGAGGTTGCTTATTTAAATCAAATAGTACCAAATGTAAAGTATAATACTAAATGTACTGGACCAGGTAAAGGTATAAATACTGATAAAAAACTAATGGATTATGGTACAGCTTATTATATCAATGCAGATTATCCTGATTTTGCCAATTTATTTGATGAACTTGCAATTTATCCATTTGATGAAACCAAGTTAGGTCAAGCGTGTCCAACATCTGAAACAACAAGACTGGAAAAAATCAGAACATTTATTGCATCCGGACAAAGAATGGTTGATACAGAGATATCAATTACAGGTATTCCAAATCCCCCATTCCCTAAAATAAATTTTACACAACCCGTTATTTATACAATTGCAATGTGGTTGAAACCAGTTGATACAAATCCAAATTGGCGTAATATATTTGTACGTGGAAGGGATGATGGCGATCGTACACCAGCATTATATTATTTCCCATCAAGTACACGAATTCATTTTAGACATAAAAGTACAATAAGTTGGAATGATGGTTTAGATCCAAATTACATTTTACCTGTAAATAAATATACCCACGTTGCATTTGTTGTAAATAAAAATACAATAAAAGCTTATATTAATGGTATTTTAGAATCATCATATACAAGTAAAGGTCAATTCATTTGGGGGACACAGAATAATAAAATTGCATTTAAGGTATATGAAAATATAAGTCGTGGTAATCTGATTAAAAAATTCCTTTGGTTTAATGTTGCAGCTACATTGGACGATGTTAAGAATATTATGAATTATGCTTAAAGAAATGCATTTATAATATATTAATGTCATCTCTTTATGATATTGTTACAAACTGTCATTTAGATAAAAGTGGAGAGTTGCTTGAAAAGTATACAGATGCGACTACATCACATATTTGGAGATATGGTTGCAAGGTATATTCTCAGAATGGAGAGGATGGTATTCTTTATAAAATATTTCAAAGTATTGGTACAACAAATAAAATAACGGTAGAGTTATGTGCGGGTGATGGCATAGAATGCAATAGTGGAAATCTGATATTAAATCATGGTTTCACAGGTTATTTATTTGATGGTTCAATGGATAATATTACGAGTGGAATGAAATATTATGAAAATAAAGGTGAGACGGATGCCACAATTTTTGAGAGAGTAAATTTTGCATATTCTTGGATTACTGCTGAGAATATAGTTGGATTATTAGATCAATGTCTCTTACCAAAGACAATAGACTTGTTAATTACGGACATTGATGGCAATGATTATTGGGTATTGAAATCCATTATAGATTCTGGGATGCGTCCTCGTGTAATTTGTGTAGAATATCAAGATATATTAGGATCAACGCGTTCAGTAACGATTCCATATAATCCAAATTTCAATCATCAACATTATGATTGTTGGCAAGGACCGAATTATTGTGGGGCTTCATTAAGGGCTTTTATTAATTTATTAAAGGATTATGCATTTGTTGGGTGCGAAGCACTTGGATTCAATGGTTTCTTTGTATTAAGAGATGAATTGGGTTCATTAAAAGAAATGACAAATATTACACCTTGTTTTGAAATACCCAAAGTTATCTTTGGTATGAAGGAGAGACAACCTCGTACAGCCTCACTTCAATGGATAGAAGTGTAGATAAAAAGTATCAATCTTATAAAAATTTGATTTAAATAATATATTATTTTTCAGGTTATCCTATAAGATTCAAAGAGCAATACACAATCCCGAGTAATACAAGAATGCCCGAGGTTATCATTGAGCCCATTGAGGAGGTCTACGAGGAGGAGGATTATGACCCCATCTATGAGTCAGAGGGTCTGTTCGGTTCTATGTCTATGAACCAAGTCGTGGATATGTATTAAACATACATCATCGTATGTATTAAACATACTTACAAAAAACATAAAATCCTAAAAAGTTTTGTGTTTTAAACACCAGATTCATTATCATCACGGAAAATTACCTTTTGTTTTTTATAACCATATGTTTTAGCATCAGGTGATTTTACTGTTGGTTCAATGCGTCCAGTTTGAACGTCATTCCAGAATTCGTGAATTTGTAGTTCAATCGTTTTCCATAGTTCTCTATCTCTATAAACACGAATAATGTGTAAATCTTTGAGTAGCCAATAATGGATTGTAGTAATTTGTAAAGAATCTTCTTCATTCATACGATTTTCAGCAGTTGCTTCAGCCCAATCCATTACATCTTTTGGACTATGTAGTGTTGGAATTGAGTATTCATAAGCGACTTCATTTGTTTTTTCATTAACCCATTCTAATACTGCACCGTGTTGATTATTGCCTGGATTTGAATTTAGATATTCTTCAAGTGGAACTTCAGATAAAATACATTCTACATAATCACATTCATCTAAGTTACATACTTCTAATTGTCCTTGAATTTGATAATAGTATTGTTCTGGTACTGTACCATGCTCAATCTTACGTTTCCAAGGACATTTTAGTTCCACCATAATACCGAGTTCAGTAATACCATCTGGTGATGCACCAAATGGAACAGTAGAATTTGGATGAGAAATCAGACCAAACTCGTGACAAACTACATTTGAACGTTGGGCGCGATAGCATCGCATTGCAACATCTTCATACATAATTCCCCATTTGAGTGCAGGAATACCATTTGAATTCCATTTCACACTTGTTCCTTGGACTTCTGCAATTTTCTTTTGAAGTAATTGCTTTCTTGAACTAAATTTGCCTTTACCAATTGCAGAAGCAAGGTCACTTGCTGTTAGCATATTACGACGCATAGAATACCATTCTTCTGTACGTTGTTCCATCTTTGGAAGTTCTTGTAGAGTTTTAAGAGCATTACGATATAGTTTAATCTTTTCTAAACGTTCCATAATTGTATTTAGTGTAATTGTATTTGAAATATTAAAATCATTTGAAAGTTGAATAAATAATTCAGCTTGTTCTTGAATTGAAATATAACTAATTGAAGGATATAGTGTAGTCCATATTTTTTCAAGTGTTAGAAACGGAGGGTTTAGCTCTACGATAGGTGTCATTACATTCTTCTTAATCGTTTTATTCTTAAACCTGTTTTCGCTTATTGGGGGGCATAAGAGCCCATAATTTTTTAAGGGCAGCACCACCGACATCGTAGGGTTCTTTATCATCATTGGTTTGTTCGGGAATACTGATAGATTTGGTTTGCTCTGCATTTTTGAAAAGTGTTGTAAGCTTCTCTTGAAAATGCTCCATTGTAACATTAATAGTGTTAATAATGTTTAACTCAATTTTTAACGTCCCTCTGTCCCTGAAAATGTTCGCTTTTCTTTCATTTTGCCTTAAGTGCCTCCTTAAGTACCTCAACTTTATAGCCAGATTTTTCAAAATATAGCTAAAACGTATATTTCAATTTTCGCCAACATTCAATCTATGAATTCTAAATGGCATATATTGGTTTGCTTCATTTGCTATACCATCATGCCATATCTCAAGAGAATCAATGGGTTTCCCTCTAAAGAACGAACGTGATATTCCGTTATCAACAAACCATACTTTACCTTCAAATTTAGAATGTATCTCTGGATGAACCGTATGACCTATACATATAGTAGTACATCCTGTCATTTCCAATACTTTATTAACTGCATCTTGTACTTCCGATTCATTTGATTCTGTATAATAACGTGTCCATAATAGAGAATCAGGTTGAACGAATAATTTTAACGATTTATATTGCTCTTCTTGAGACAAGGGTTCTTTCTTTAAAAACCTTTGAAATAATTCATAGGTTGCATTAAAATCTCCATTTATAATTTGAATATGGTGAGGGAGAATACCTGCGTGAGCAAATAGTATACGACCTATTTTTAAAATTGGCAACCGTGTCATTAATCTATTTGAAAATTCGTTTCCATTGCTAAATAATGCATGACGATTCTCAGGACCTCCTGACATTTCCATACTTTTTGGACTTACATAAGAAAAATCACCCATTACATTCATTAATTCGTGATTGCCACACATTGATATAACCCGTCCTCCTTTTTGTTTTGCTCGCTCATCCATTTTATCCATAAAACGCATAACTTCCAAATCTGGTATAACTTCCCAATCATTTGGCGTACCTCTAAAACTATCAATCTGGTCACCCATTTGAACGACAATTGTATTTGCAGGTTCAGCTATCCAATTTAAATCATTATCAAATAATTTAAGTGAAAAGAGTATATTTCCGATTTGATGAATATCGCCATGAATATCCCCAATGACAATTATTCTTCCAGAATGCATTATACTAATGATGTAAAAAATTGAAGGATAATTATGCGATATAATAATCAAAAGATGTATGATACGCCATCCACTGACCGTATAGAAGTTGCTTGTGACGAAGTAGGAAGAGGTTGTTTATGGGGTCCAGTTGTCGCAGCAGCTGTTATCTTACCCCCGTTTGAACCATGGATGAACCAATTGAAAGATTCAAAACAAATGTCAGCTAAAAAAAGAGATATAGTCACAGAACTTATTAAAGAAAATGCAATTTCTTGGGCGGTAGGAAGTGCAACTGCAAAAGAGATTGATACTATGAATATATTAAAAGCAAGTTTGAAGGCAATGCATCGTGCATTAGACCAAGTATCTCAAATGGCTGATTTCAATCATATTTTAGTCGATGGAACTCATTTTAAACCCTATTCTAATGGAAAAACAGAAGACGATGAAGACATCTATATATCTCATACGTGTATCGCAGGTGGAGATGCCATTAAAATGAGTATTGCTGCAGCAAGTATATTAGCAAAGACATATCGTGATAATTGGGTCATTAAAGAAGTAACCGAAACTCCAGATTTAAATAAATATGCATTAACTGAAAATAAAGGTTATGGAACATTGAAACATATGTTGGCTTTAGACAAATATGGACCTGATAAAAATCATAGATTTAGTTTCGCACCTGTCGCAAGATGCAAAGATTAAGTATCATATTTCTGATTTGTGCGTTTTAATTGTGCTACATTTTCGGAATCAGTAAATACCTTTTTACCTGTAAACATTTGATATAATGGTATAATAATGTAAGGATAAATGAATTTAACACATATTAAATAAATTGCAACAACAATAATTGGAATTAATATAATAAACATAAATATACTCAATGCTGTCATTACTTTCTTCTCGCTTTTATCAGCCGTAGGTGTAGGAACTTCCTTATCTTCTGTTTTAGGCATTGGTTTTATTGTTGTTTTCATTGCTTTTGCAAAACATATTGGGTCTTTATCAATGATTGCAGAAGTATTATTATCTGGGTCACAGAATAATACGTGACAAGATTGTTTCAACATATTAACTTTTTGGTCTGCCATTACTTGAGTATTACCAAACGATGACATATACATATCTTGGAATGTATGTGTATTTTCTTCATCTTGTAGTTTGGTACATTGATTATAAGCATTTGTTAAACGGATTTCTGTATTTAGTGGCATACAGGCAATGGATGTTTGTTCATCAGACATTTCTACTTGTTTAACCATTGTTGGGTCAGTGTGAATTTTTTTAACAATTAAACTTAAATCAGTACTTGCTGCGTTATATGCATCCGTAAAATTAGTATTTGTTTCATATGTATCTGATTTGGTTAACTTTTTCTTAGATTGTTGCAATAATTTATCAATACGTTCGTCATTTAATGTTAATCGTGTAACTAATGAAACGGGACAATAGTCTGGACTATTTGCATATTTACCACCAAAGTAATTCTCTTTAGTAACACAGATTCCAAAGTTATTTTCTTCAGAATCCATAATTGAGCCATCTACTGGGTCTGTATTATATCCAGGGATATAACCACTTTTGCAAGCATCATAACAAGTTTTTTGTTCTTTATCAAATTGAGGTTTATTTCCAAGATGATGATTAGGTGTTGTAAACCAAGAATGCCAAGGAGTATCACATCTATCTTTCTTTTTCATACTTGCGAGTTCTCCCTCGGGTTTTTTACAATTGCGTCCAGAATCTACAAAGCCAGGGGGACATTCTGCTGTAATGCATTGGTTTGGATAACCGCTGCGACGTGTAAATCCTTGTCCTTTTTCTAAAGAACAATTTGCATAAGCTTGTTTTCCAGAATTTCCAATAACACAAAGTGCTTTACTTTTATTTGAGGTTTCTGATTCATACGTATCAATATCTAAATCATCTTTTACAATTGTCTTTGGGTCATAGAGTTTATATTTTTTCGCAATATCAATCGTACAGTTTGTACCAGCCGAAACTGTTTCGTATTTACCTTCACCAATACATTTTAGAAATGCATCAGAAGCCATCCTCTATTACTTAATAAGGATACTTTTTAGTTTGAAGGAGTACAGTTTGGATTTTCCTTAGAGGCAAAATTATCTAATTTCTTTTCATTCTTTGTACGATAATTTACACCATAACCTGTTGATTCTAAGACGGCTTTAGAACAGGTTGTATTATTTTCATTATTAAATAAATATCCGGCACTTGAATTATTATCATCTGGAAATACGGATTTAGAACATTGAGGTAAAAATATACCTCCTTGATCAGTCCAAGGTATTTTAACATTAATGAGATTTCCTTGTTTTGTTACTTGGTCTGCAACAATATCCGGCAATTGTCCTAAATCACTGACAGTAGATGAATCTAATTTCCATTCAATTGGTTTGGGAATTATAGTTCTACGACATATTCCTTGACCGTCTTCTTTCCATTCAAATCCATCACATTTGCCTCCAGATAATATTGTACGCGGTAGTCCAATTGGAGCAACTTTTGCGGGATTAAATTTTCTCATAAACAATTTGGTTTGATAACCGAAACCAAAGAGATTTTTAATTCTCCACCACATTCTACTTAAAAGTCCCTTTGGACCACCAGTTGCACGTATATTACGTGACATACGAACACCTTTAATAATGACCACAATGACTATATAAATTGCAATATAGGGTGCTAAGAAGTAAAATATAGCTCCCAATACGAAACCAATTGCCTTGAATAATACAATAATAGGTGTAAGAATAATCCTTACGATTTTACCGATTGTTTCTAATAAAGATGTATTGGTTGCACTCTTGGCAGATGCAGTAGTTTGTTTTGTATTCACAATCTGTGATTTAATAAGAGCATTTTGATTGTTTGCGACCAATTGTGAAACTTCGCGATTCGTATCATTATTTTGGATGATACTACGGAATAATGGATTTAGTTGGTCTACCAATTTATCTGGTATTGCAGCCATTCCTCTAAATTGATAGGTGGATAAATGTTTGCGCGATTTAATTAGTTTTCTTTTTCAGTCTATGTGTATAAAAGGATGAAAATCTGGTTTTGGATTATAGTAATTATTAGTATATATTACATATCTTGGTATTACAGATTACCAGAACTTACGTTATTGCAAAGTAGTTTAAATGATTTTAATTTATCATTATTATTAGAAAAACAACCTATTATTATACAAGACCGTATAAAAGACTTTGAACCAGTATGTAAAGCTTGGTTTATGAGTGCATTTACAAATTATTTAACAGAATCGGCTACTTCTGTAGACAATCCTATTTGGAATGTAAATAAATATAAATATAAATTAATCCATCCATCTGAAGATATTGAGGTCGGTATTTGTTCTTCAAAACTGGTGGATGGTATTCCACCATCTGATGCGACATTAGTTATTATTAAATTAAAGGCAAATATGATTTTAATTTTGCCTTATAGAATACATTATGCATTAATGGGAAATGGAGATATACCTATTGCGGTTGTGAATGATATTGTTACATATTTTCTTCCTGTATAATTCTTTGTAAATCATCAAAGGAAAGTGTTTCTTTTTCAATAAGTTCTTTTGCAATCCTATGTAATAGGTCTTCATTATTTGAAAGCATATCATAAGTTTTATTATAAAGAACTTCTACAAGAAATTGTATTTCTTTATTAATATCGTCGGATATTGCATCCGCATCAATCCATGAGATAGGTCCAAGTGTTTCATTAAATCCATATTGTGCTATCATATCATAAGCGATACTATAGACGGCTTGAAGGTCACCTGAAGCACCAGATGTTATTTTCATTGTTCCAAAAACAATGGATTCTGAAATGCGTCCTCCGAGTGCGACCATAATTTGTGATTCAAGGTATTCTCGTGTAACGAGGGATAAATCGATTTGGTCGTCGGTTGGTTCAAAATAGGTTGCACCACCTGTGTCACCCCGTGGAATAATAGAAACTTTACGTACAATATCATAATCTTTTAGTAAGAGTCCGGTTAATGCGTGTCCTGCTTCGTGATATGCAAGAATAGATTTCTTTTCATCCGTGATGAGGAGTGTTTTTCTTGCTTCGCCCAACATTGATTTTTCAAGGGATTGTTCAAAATGATAGTTATTAATAATTTTAGAATTATCGCGTGCAGCATAAATTGCGGCTTCATTACAAATATTCATAATATCTGCACCGGATAAACCTACAGTACGTCTTGCGAATGAATCAATGGATACATCTTTATCAATTGGTTTATCCCGAATATGAATAGCGAAGATTTCTTTGCGACTTGCCAAGTCTGGAAGATTGACGGATATAATTCTATCAAATCTCCCTGGGCGTAATAGAGCGTCGTCAAGAATATCTGGACGATTTGTTGCAGCGATTACGATGATACCAGTATTTGTTTCAAATCCGTCCATAAGTGTTAGGAGTTGGTTAATGGTTTGGTCTCGTTCATCATTTGTACCAGCGAGTCCTCTTTGTTTTCCGATAGTATCAATTTCATCAATAAATATAATACAAGGGGTTTTACTCTGAGCCTTTTTAAATAGGTCACGAATACGTGATGCGCCAATTCCCACAAACATTTCAATAAAATCCGACCCACTGCACGAGATGAATGGTACATTTGCTTCTCCTGCAACTGCACGAGCCAATAGGGTTTTTGAACATCCGGGTGGTCCATATAGAAGAACACCCTTAGGAATTTTAGCACCAACTGCTGTATAATTCTCAGGATATTCAAGAAAAGCCACAATTTCTTTGAGACTTTCTTTTGCTTCGGATGAACCACCGACATCATCAAATTTAGTATCTGGAGTTTTTTGTTCTGACTTATCAAATAATCCAAACATCCGAATATTAGTGGTTGAACTACGAATGAGTGTAACACCCATTAATACGACAAATATAATGAATAACGATTCGCCTATTAGTACGATTGTTTCATTGATATTTGTTTTATCTTGAATTTTTACAGAAATATTTTGTTCCATTAAAAGTGCGAGTGTATCATATTTATTGGGAAGGATTACATACTCTTGTTTATTATCAATAGTATTTGCAATTAATTGAGATTGGTCTGCATATAGCACCACATTTTTAATTTCGTGTTTATTGAGTTGTTTGATAAAATCTGTATAAGTCTCTTCTATACGAACGACAGGTGCTTTTGGAAGTTCAATCGGTGCTTTAAAAGAAGGCATGACATATTCGTGGGGAAATGCTCTTCTAATTAAATTTGTAAATCGCATTACTTTACATTATAAACGATAGTTTTATATGGGTTTATTTAATTAAAAAATTGATTTTCCCAACTCAATTAAAAAATTGATTTTAAACCTTTATATAATATATAAATTATGACGGTATATATTTTATTTGAACACAGTATACCTTATGGAATAATGAATATTGTACGGTATTTACGGGAAAGAGGTGTTAATTTAGAGCCACGTATTTTAGTGGATAGAGAATTTCCTATATCTTTACAATTACCATCCATCTATGATGAAACATTAAAACTATGGTTTGTTGGTAAATCAGAATGCATTAGATATATGGAGGAAAGGTCACACGTATCAAATCTTGAAAAATTATTAGAAAGGTAGTGCGAACGATAGAGAACACTTTATAGTGCGAACGATAGATAGTATTGTGTATAAAATAACTCGTTATAATAGTAATTGATTATGGGTCGTATCTTACTTCTCGGTCATGGAGACACATATGATTTCAATGAGGAATCATATTTCGTCGGTAAAAATAAGGTCACGCCTATTGTGTGTAAAACTGCAGGTGTTCCGTTAAATCTTGCAACGTTGTGGCGATGTGATACTCTTGACATTTTGGCAAGCGTTAAACCTACCATCATTCAAGACTTTACAAAGACAATGACATCGAAACACTATGATGGTATGTATTCTATCATAACTACAATGTGTGTCGGGTGGGGACTGTTTGTTCGTTCAAATGGCACGCTTCGCAAAACAGCATGGTCAAATACGGCACGATTGCTTCAAGCCGAAGGGTATTTAATTATCGTAACCCCACCGACCCACATTCAAACACCTTCGCCCTTTCGTAAACTTTCGAAAGATGCAAAAAATCAGTTGTTGATGAAGTGGAATGCACGCAAAACACTCCGAGAGGAATGGGACAATTTGTCTATTTATGTCAAGGTACATATGGATTGAGATTAACAATACTCTCTACAGTTCGTCTCTACGATACTCTCTACAGTTCGTCTCTACGATACTCGTTAATCAATATCCGCACCAGTTGGTGGTGCACCTGCAGCATCAGGAGCTGTTCCATATACTTGAGACATAATTGGCATTAGTACAGCTTCAATTTCTTTTTGTTTTCCTTCAAACTCTTCAGTTGAAGCAGTTTCATTTTGTTCCATCCACTTAATACCCTCATCAATGATGGGTTCAGCTTCAACCCATGCTTTCTTAGCAGCATCTGTATCTCCCTTCTTTAGGTTATTACGCATATTATATAGATAATTCTCAAGACTATTCTTAGCATCAACACGCTTCTTTAGTTTTTCATCATCTTCTTTATGACGTTCTGCCATTTGTACCATTTCTTCAATTTGTTCTTTGCTTAGACGACCTTTATCATTGCTAATAGTAATCTTATTTGTTTTACCCGAACCCTTTTCAAGTGCAGATACATTTAGAATACCATTGGCATCCAGATCCAGACTTACTTCAATTTGAGGAACACCACGAGGAGCTGGAGGAATACCCGATAGTTCAAATGTTCCAAGAAGACTGTTGTCCTTTGTAAAGGCACGTTCACCTTCGTAAATCTTAATGGTTACAGCTGGTTGGTTATCATCATATGTAGAGAATGTTTGTGTACGTTTTGTAGGGATTGTTGTATTGCGTTCAATAATTTTAGTCATAACACCACCTGCCGTTTCAATACCAAGGGATAGTGGTGTTACATCAAGTAGTAGTAGCTCTTTGGTAGACTCATTACCTTGACCTGTTAGAATGGCTGCTTGAACTGCTGCACCGTATGCAACGCATTCATCTGGATTTAGAGATTTGTTTAGTTCCTTACCGTGGAAAAAATCAGAGAGTAGTTGCTGGATTTTAGGAATGCGTGAAGAACCACCCACAAGTACAATATCATGAATATCACTTTTGTCCATTTTAGCATCTTTCATTACTTGTTCAACTGGAGTCATCGTACGTTTGAAGATATCTCCACATAGTTCTTCAAAACGAGCACGAGTAATAGATGTAGTGAAATCAATGCCCTCATATAGACTATCAAGTTCTACACTTGTGGTGGTACTTGTAGATAGAGTACGTTTAGCACGTTCTGCTTGAATTTTTAGACGTTTTACTGCACGAGGATTATCAAGAAGGTCTTTCTTATTTTTACGTTTGAATTCTTGAGCCAGATGTTCTACAAGTCTGTTATCAAAATCCTCACCACCTAAGAATGCATCACCTGCTGTGGCTTTAACTTCAATAATACCACCATCAATCGTTAGAAGACTTACATCGTGTGTGCCACCTCCACAATCAAAAATTAATACATTACGTTCCTTGCCATCCGATTGTTTATCAAGACCATATGCGACTGCTGCAGCCGTTGGCTCATTGATAATACGTAGTACTTCAAGACCAGCAATCGCAGCTGCATCCTTGGTGGCTTGACGTTGGGAATCAGTGAAATAAGCAGGAACAGTAATAACGGCTTTTGCTACTTTGTGACCGAGATATGTTTCAGCAGTTTCCTTCATATGTTGAAGAACCATGGCTGAGATTTGTTCGGGATAGAATTTTTCAAGAGTTCCTTTAAAATCGGCTTCAATTTGAGGACGACCATTGCCATCTTTAACTACAGAGTAAGACCATAGTTTCATATTTTTTTGAATAGCTGAATCATCATATTTACGACCAATGAGACGTTTGGCATCATAAATAGTATTTTTGGGATTCATTGCTGCTTGATTTTTAGCAGCATCACCTACGAGGCGTTCTTCAAGATTAAACGCTACATAAGAAGGAGTTGTACGGTTGCCTTGTGCGTTGGCAATAATCTCAACACGACCATTTTGCCAAACACCTACGCAACTCATACAAGTTCCGAGGTCAATACCAATCGCGATGTTCTCGTTTGTAGACATAACTTAAACTATTAATGCAAGAAAGTTTTAAATACTTTTTTTAAAAATAAATTAATATTTATTGATATACATCTAATGCTTGTAATTCAATAAAACTTATATTAATCGTTCCACCTCCTGCTGCACCTGATGGAACCCATATTTGCATAAATCCGTGTGATGCATTTATATTATTTACGCTATAATTTGAATAATAGTCTCTTGTTTCTCCGCTTACTCCTCCATAAGTTGGACCTAATGCATAATCATTATATAAACTATTATTAACGTTTGAAACAATTCTAATATACCAATTATAACCATTTGTTATTCCATCACTATATACTGCATATACTCGGAAATAACGTACTGCACCTGATGCGACAGGAACTTGGTCGACTGCATATACATATACACCATATATCATAGAATTTATAGTTAAAGGTGTAGATGTTAAATTGTAAACTTGACCACCTGATATATTTCTTATAAATAGTGGTCGTCTATGAACAACTTTAATTTCACCAGATTGTCTTAACCTTCCAGTTATTAATATATTTCCAATTATATGCAATGTATCTTGTGGATTTGTCGTCCCAATACCCACATTACCACTTGCTATAACACGCAACCGCTCCACACCGCCTGTCACAAGTCCAATCATATCTGCTGCTGGACGATACATCCCTGTATTTAGGTCACCATCCCACGAATAAGAGGGAGTGGTTACTAAATCAGTTGATAGTCCTAAGAATTGAGTGCCAACATCTATGCTACCTGTGGATAGAATATTGCCAACTACGTGCAATGTTTGTAATGGAGTAGCTGTACCAATCCCCACATTACCACCATCTGCAATACGAAGTGCTGGAATGGTTGTGCTAACATCATTATCATAGAAATCAGCAATTGGATAATTTGCACCAACACCTTTTTGGCTAACCTTTAATGCAGGTCCTAATCCACTTAAATTATTAATAATCACATTACTGCTATTGTATTCAATATTATTAACAATTTGATTATTTACAATATTACTTCCAGAAACGGTTAAATTTCCGGAAATAAGGACATTGCCTTGAACTATCAAACTACTACTTGTACTTACATTACTTGTATTTCCTATTATATTTACATTACTGGTTGTAACACTTCCAGTTGTAATAGATATTGCACTCTTACCCAAGTAGGAACGAATCAATGGAATCGTTGACATTGTATTTATTAACATAAATAAAAAATAAACTCTCTTCTAAACTTGATACTTAAATGATGTTATAATTGAATTTTTCAATATAACCATCTACGACTAAATTCTAAAATAAGGCATATACTGCAAAATTAAATGTATAATATGTATTTACGGCATATTGTGTTTGTTGTTGATATATTAATGTAGTTCCAGAAAACCTAAACGCACAAAGTGATGCATAAAGAGATATTATTATCCCTGTAATAGGTATAACATATGCTGCAGCTGAAAATGTTCCACCAGATTTTTGAACTGTATATACAAAATACATACTTGCTGTCCCATTTGGACCATTCCATATATTATTTGAAAATGCATCATTATTATACCACATCGGTACAGATGCAGTTTGTGTTATAACAGGTAAATATGATGTTGCAAGAATCGTTCCACTTGCGATTACATCACCATTTACAGACCTTCCAACTGATGCGGTAATACCATTCCACATACGATAGATATTTGCGGAAGTGCCGACAACATCTGCATCATTTACATCTTTGATAGCAAACGTGGATGTAGAACCTACATCTCCTAACGTAGTTGCTACTAAATATGGAGTAACCTCACCAGAGCTGGTTAAAGATGTATATGTTTGACCTCCTCTTAAATATACGACAATATCCAAATAACTTAATCCTCCTTTATATATTCCTAAAATAGAACGTTCACCTGTATCGTAAATATAATGGTGTAAATCATAAATACCTCCTGATGGGTTACCTGCATATACTTGGTCACTCCATCCTCCACCTACTGCCATCGCCGTAATAGATTGATTGTTGTATGCACTTGAGCTGCCTTGAGATGGCATTTCAATGCTAAAATAATGCTTAAACATACTTGGTGCATTTCTAAATGCAACGGGATAGAAACGTGTCGTTAATCCAGAGGTTAGATTAATCGTTACGGTTCGTGAAACCCCAGTTGCATTTATGCTTCCTGTGACAATGGCATTACCTTGGACGTGAAGATTTGCTTGTGGATTTGTTGTTCCAATACCTACATTGCCACCATCTGCTATTCGTAAGGCTGGAACTGTGGTGCTAACATCATTATCATAGAAATCAGCAATTGGATAGTTTGTACCTGAACCTGTTTGACTAACCTTTAATGCAGGACCTGTTCCACTGATATTATTAATAATTACATTACTGCTATTGTACTCAATTGCATTGATGTAATTCGTATTTGTAATATTTGACCCTTGGACTGTCAAGTTTCCTGTTATTAAAGCATTACCTTGGACGTGAAGAGTTGCTTGGGGTAATGCTGTACCAATGCCAACGTTGCTTGAAACAATCAATGAATCCGTAGGAACATTACTGTTAGCAAAGGCTGAACCGATACAACAATTATTGACTAAATGCAAACTTGCCTTTGGTACAGGTATTCCAATTCCTGCATTTCCATAGTTATAATAAATATTTTTTTGATTGGATGAAACCTCCAATTGATTCCAATATTGTGGTGTACTCTTAGCACCACTGGATACGCGGATATAATACCCTTTTGATGCCATTATTAATATGATTGAAATTAAAACAAAAAATAAATTAAAACAAAAATAAATTATCATTTACATTAGTCCTTGCGAGGCTCGAACTCGCGACCCCGAGATTAGAAGTCTCGTGCTCTATCCAACTGAGCTAAAGGACCACTCTCATTAGGATTGATTTAAATCCTAAGATATAATATACTCTTTTCCTTAAATAATGATAAATATTAAGCATCAATTGCGATATCTCTTACCATTTCGTGAAACCACTTTTCTTTTAGAATGCCAGCATGCTCCATCAGTGAATTACTATATGTAGTAATATTCTCTTTATTATAAATATCATTGATTGCATATAAACTTTGAACAGGTACAGTGGAATCACCATCTGTATATTCTGTAAAATATGGAAGCATATCCAATGACTTTGATTGGTATGAAAGTTCAGTTATTTGGTCTTTCCCCATTATTGCGTGAATTGGAATATTGAATTCTTTTGAACGCTCCCTAATATTTTTTATCATTTGTGGCATAAATGTACTCCATAATTCAAACGGCAATGTATTTATTTTATTATAATTATCAATCGTAATTTCCCTATTATCATCTGTTGTATAAAATACATCCTTCTTACTAAATCCAAACTCATTTGGTAAGCACATAATTATTCCAGAATTACGCATCAATTCTTCTTTAAAAGCCTCTTGAAACATAGGTAAATAATATGAACCAGATGTAACTACTTTTAATGTAAATGGAGAACCACCATAAGGCACGTTAACACTTACAATAGAATGTATAAATTCATTCGCCCAATGAACATCACAATTCTCAACCAAATAAAGTAATATTAATAGTCCACCTAAACTATGTGCTACAATCACGGCAGGTCGTTTTGTTTTTTGTTTTGCCTTAATTAATAGTTTCGTAATATCTTTATAAATGTTATTGCGGATAACAGGGTCTAACATTAGACGAAAATCATAAGGAAGTCCTAATAGATTCTTTTCATCTACCCAACCGTTACATTCTAAATGATTGCATAATGAATTAAAATATTTATAATGAAATAATTTATCCAATGTGTTTTGATAATTTGAATGTAATAAATCAAACTCTGGAACTAAATTTCTGACTCCTTTAGTGCTTCCTATACGGTATGGTTCAATATCTAAATGATAATCTTTGAAACCTTGAATAATACCATTGACATCTCTATCAACCGTATAATACATATCCTTTTTCCATTGACGCATCCGTGCATTTGAAAATGGTTGAACGTTCAACCACCGATTATCAATCACATTACGATGAAGCACTTGTTTCGTAGGTGTAGTTTTATTTGTTAAAATACTTGCACTAAACCCCGGAATCAATATAATTGGGTGCATATTTTAAGATATTAAAGATAATACCCTTTAATCTAAGTATAGATTTGAGTATTATGGAAACGTACAATAGTTGTAATAAATTAGTTTTCCAAATCTCCGATATCGACCAAGTAAAACGATTCTTATCTCTTGGTTCTGAAGGTGGAAATTATTATGTAAGCGAACAAGACCTTACTAAAAAGACTATCAAATGCATTCAAAGAGTATTAAATACAGATGATAAAGAAATTCTTTTGCAACTTGTGAAAGAATATAGCGAAAACAATAAATGTAAAAAGCAAGAGCCACTTGTTTATCTATTAGCTTGTTGTGTTACCTATAAACAAAGATGTCAAACACTCCAACAATTTAGAAAAGAAGCCTATGCGTTAGTTCAAGTTGTTTGTAAAATACCGACGACCTTATTTATGTTTATTCATTATTGTAAGCATCTAAGTACTGAATATAATGGTAGTTCTGGTTGGAACAATCTCCATAAAAATGCTGTTTCAAAATGGTATAATAGCAAGGATATTAAATCATTAGCCTATCAAGTAACAAAATATAGAGAACGTCATTCCTATAAACATCGTGATATTCTTCGTCTTTGTCATATTATTGCGAGAACAGACGAACATCAACTATTATATAAATATATTGTGAAGTGTCTTGGCAAAGGAGAAGATTTTGCATCCACCATTACACTTGAGCCATCGTCATCGTCATCGCCCAATGAACTTTATACTTATCTAAAATCATTTGAAGAACTCAAGACTACGACAGATGTTGCGGTAGCTGTAAATCTTATTACCAATTATAAATTTTCAAGAGAGCATGTACCTACACCATTTCTAAATAGTGCAGATATTTGGAATGCACTTTTACCGAATATGCCAAATATCGCTTTACTGAGAACTCTAAATAAGATTACATTTTTAGGATTACTTGATGATAAAGAGAAATGCGATTATGTCATTGACCGTATCGTGAAAATGAAAGGGATTCATCCAATTCAAATGTTGATTTCAATGAAAACATATAGTGAAGGTTGTAGTGAACTCGGTAAATTAAAATGGAATCCAAATCAATTAATTATAGATGCATTAAATGCGGCTTTTTATAATTTATTTGAGGAAATTAAAGCGATTGATAAACGAGTATGTATTTGTTTAGATGTATCTGGTTCAATGTGTTCTAATATTATGAATAGTGCATTAAGTGCATCTGATGCAAGTTGTGCAATGTCAATGATTTTGAAAAAGGCAAATCCAACTTGTATGATTATGGGATTTTCAGATAAATTTATTCCACTTGATATTAGCAATGATAGAAGTTTTGATGATAATATGAATAACATTAGTAACCTTACATTTGGTAGTACGGATATTAGTTTACCATTTGAATGGGCGATTGATAATACTCTTGAAATTGATGCATTTATAGTGATTACAGATAATGAAACAAATCGTAATACAAGAACACCAATGGATGCATTAAGAGAATATCGTGAAAAGATGAATCTTCCAACTTGCAAATTAATTGTATTGGCAACATCTGTGACAGATTTTACGATTGCCGACCCAAATGATAAATATACCTTAGATATCGCTGGGTTTGATGCAGTTGTCCCAGATATCATTCAAGACTTTATCAGCGATGATTAATTGATAAAAACTATTTCCCAATAGCTTTAACAAAACTATTTAAGAATAAAATCTTATACTATATATGGGATACTCCGCTTCATTTAGTTTATCTTAAATTATAAAAAACTATATGTGTCACATTGAGTATCCTACAATACCATTATCACCTTATTGATGTTTAAAGTTAATGGGATGTTCCGATTCATTTAGTTTATCTGAGTTTATTATACTATTTGTACAACCTTGAACATACTATCAATCTTTTATTACACCGAAGATAATGGTTTATCAACAACATATATAACGATATTATGCAGTTGCATAATAGGGTATTGATAATTAAACCATTGCAATGTGTGGATATGCGCCTTAAAGAAGCGTCTATTTTTAAGTTTCAATGGTTTATTTATCCAATAGGGACGGGAAGTGGAGGATTACATATGAATATTTCAATGGTCAATACATCATTTTAAATATTCTTTTTATTTGTCCCAAAAGGATGTTTTTCTTTTGGAAGAGGATGATGATTTAGTTTTGATACGAATTGTTCGCAATTCCGTTGGTTTTTGAATTTCTGTTTCTTCGTTGAATGAGCCTTCTGGAATAAACGAATTTAGAAACTCCCACATATCCATTGTTTTTGCTGTATCATTCGCCAAATGCTTAGCATTCATAATATTGGGAAGCATTTGTTGTACTTGGGTAAATATATGCTCATCGTGTTCAGACCATAGACTTATATTTTCTTGTGAGGATATAAGTCCAAATGCATTCATCCATAAAAGACCATTTTGGTCTTTTCCTTTTTTCCATTCGTATAGAAAACGCCTTGTTTTAATACGTTTATCTTGTTTATAATAACAATCACAAGCATCCCAAAGAAATTCATCTAAATTTGTATAAGTTCCCAATGTACTTTTACGGCGACTTAAATATTCCATCAATAATCTACAATCCGCATAACGTTTACTTCCAACCAAATATGAAATTAATCCACAGGCTTTTAATACATTATCGTGGTCATCTGTATCGTTATTTGACAAAATGTTATGGAAACGTTCCCATCCACTTGGTGTCATCTTTACATTAAGAGATAGCAATGGGGTTATCTTTGATTTCAATGTTGCAAAATTAGTTAGAGGTTCTGGGAGTGTCTTACAATTTACTTTTTGATAAAAAAGAACCCATTTTGTTATATGAACGCCAATGGTTTCCTTTGATGTTTCATTTGTTTCTATCAATTTTGCAAGTTCATCTATAAGCGAATCCCATAAAACCCGATGATATATTTCCGGTTCTTTTAAGATAGTTCCAAAGAATGAACTCACTTGTATACATTCTTGCCATATTTCTTGAATATCTTTTAGTTGGATAAGATATTGTAATGCTTCTTCGCCCTTTCCATTGATAATATGGGTATGAAGCATCTTTGCTTTTACATACGGTTTTGTATGAAGTATGATAAGCGCGATTTTAATACATTTTAAGATTAGAGGATGATGCATAATAATACTTGGTTGGCATTGATTGGTTTCGGTATAATTGTTCCAACATTACTATCACGTTTTCCAGAAACTATTCACGAGGGTGCATTATGGGTTGGTACTATATTATTAGTACTTGGTTATGGCGCATTGCTTGTATATACAATTCAAAAAATGACAACGAAAGAAGAAGCTAATAAAAATATTAGAACACTCGGTCATGCTTCATTGGCTGTATTCTTCTTAGCATCTGTATTTATTCCTATTACATTTCATTACTCATATTATGATTTATTTGCAATTGTAGGTCACAGTTTTTTCATAATAGCAACTTATATTAAAGATGCATACTTGATGCAAATTGCAATTGTAGCATTAATACTACATTATACACTTGGTTCTATACGCAAAATATCATCAACCGAATGGATTGATAAATTCCAATTAGTTGCTCGTATTGCACTTGTATTATATTACACAACTTCTATAAAGGAGTATACTCACATTGTTTAATAAATTAAGCTGTCCCACTTAATTAATAAATAAAGCTGTCCTATATATTAAATGTTGCGCTTAATTTCACGTGGACCGGTTCAACGAACTTTAGTTAGATTTACTATACCAAGAATATCACACTCTCGTCAAAAATTAGTTATTCGTTCAGATTGGAAACAATCATTAACGACTACAAGCTACTATTTAGGACAAAGTGTTATATTATTTGTATGGTTTTATAGTGGTCTTCAATGGCTTCATTACCGCAAAGAACGTAAAAAAATGGAAGATGATGAGAGTAATCAATAATTTGAGTACGGTTAGTAATCAATAATTTGAGTACGGTTAGTAGTTACATTTGCCATCAACTGTATATACCGCCAATACAGCAATAACTGTACCCGTTGTAATAGGTACATAAGAATTGCTATATACTGTAACTTCAATTCTATCTAACCGACGTTGGATTGGTTTAAAAATATAGGTATATGGGTCTTCAAATATATTTTCTTTTGGAATAGGCAATACATCTACTCCATTGATTAAACGATGAAATATATTTATATCATTATTAAATAAACTTACTGGCGTAGTTGGGACTATATTAGAAGAACCATTAACTACAACAGTACGTGTATTATAACCGAATGAATTTCCAGAATTTGTTGTTATGATATTACGATAATTGTTTATATTAAGTAAAGCCCCTTGAGTTGCTTGAAGGGGAATAGTAATGCCATTTAATGTAATTGTTTGACCTGTATTACTTGTATTATAGTATTCCATACGAATTGGACGTATAGCTACGATATTCTGTAATGTTTCTTGAAGATGTAATACAAATGAATTGGTAGATGCATTGATTGGAACATCAGCTGTATTCAATAAAATATTAGTCACTTTTAATTTTTCTGTAGGACACTTCTCATATTGTTTGTTATCCAATACATAGTTCATTTACTTTAAGGGTGTAAAAGTTTTTAAGCAATTCTACGACAGGCTTCAAATAATAATAATTATTCTACGAACCTCAAATAATAATAATTATTCTACGACACATATATAGATAAATGAAATCTTCCCGTAGAAGTAAGAAAGAAAAGGGTATATTATATGGTGAGGGTTCATTTGGTTGTGTATTTACACCATCTCCTAAATGCGAAGGTAATGAAACTTTCTTTACAAATAAAAAAATAGAAACTGCCGAAGTTGCAAAATTATTTGTTAAGAAAGAAGACTATGAATTGGAAAAAGATGCCTCTCTTATTATGGCAAATATTGATAAAAAAGGAAAAACACTTATGTATCCAAACTCTGGATGTACAACAACTTATAAAAAGGTATTTAAAGTTCCTGTTGCAAAAGGTTGCGATGAACTCTCTCATCTTAAAATGATTTACGGCGAAAATGCCGAAGTATATATGATGAAAATGCCCTATGGTGGTATACCATTAGACAAATATGTACGCGATAATGAAATGAATGTTAAACAATTCCTTAAAGCAATGTTACCTGTTTATGAAGGTATTAGTAAAATTCGTCGTGCAAAATACTGTCATCAAGATATTAAATCTTCAAATGTACTTATGCGCACAGACGGACAATATAAAGACCAAGCATGGATTATTGATTATAGTTTAATTGAACCTCTTAACAAAGTATATAATCACGAGAACCGTAGAAGACTACGTCATACATATTTCCCCTACCCTCCTGAATATAAACTATATACTTGGTTGAAAGAACCTAAAAATATTCAAATTCCTGCAACACGCGAAGATTGTGTTCCTTTTGAAAAAGTATTGGAAAATATATTTCATTTTGGAAACACAGAAGGTACAAACTATTTCAAATTTCACGACCGCGTACTGTCACACGCACAAATATTAGAAATATATTATACTATGGTAAATATTAAGAATAATAAATATTTAACAGAATGGCTCACAGAACAATCCGCACCTAAAGTTGATATATATGGTACTGGAATGGTTCACGTTGAATTGGATAAATTACTTTCTCGGGAGGGATTATCAGATGCTTATCTTAAAAAATATAATACATTTATTGCAAAATGTACTCACCCTGATTTCCGTAAAAGGTATACAGCACAAGGTGCTTATACTGCTGCAAAGAAACTTGCTGTATAATTTTTATTCATATGCGATTTTTAGGATATGTATCAATCGGTTTTTTTAGCAATTCTTTATATCATATATGGTGTTATTAAAATTGGTGTTGGTATATCTATTATGATTCTTCCAATCAGTATTATACAGCAAATACCTATATTAAAAACATTAGCCAAGGAAGCAGAAGATAAAACCATAGCAGGTCGTGTTTATGAATATGTATTACTTGTGTTCGGTATTTATACAATTCTTCACGGCTTTTCAATATTACATTATTTAACAGATGAATTAGAAGACCTATATGAACAAAAATGGTTTCATTATATTGTATTTATTACATTAGGTCTAATCTTAACCATCTTCTATGGTTTAATCATTTATACAGATATACCAATTCCTAAAAATAATGACTATATTCCAAGTTATAGATTATTTGGATTTTATGGAGGTCTCATATTCTTAGCTATACCTATCTTGTGGGAACTAATGGAATATATATTGCCTTGGTTTGACCGTTTATCTGTTATCACAAAGTCATTTGTATTGGCAGGTATAACAATTGTTGCAATAATTATAATTGATATATTATATAAATTTTTAAAAAAGAAAAACATAAAGCCACATCAATTTGTATATGAACAAGTACAACAACGTATTATCCATTAAACATAACAATATTTATTTTTCAATAAACATAACAATATTTATTTTTCAATAAACATAACAATATTTATTTTCCATACGTCAACACAACATATCCAAGTTGAGCACATCCATGTACTACACCGTGCCATTTAAAGCATAAACGATTATCACACGTACTTTTAAAATAATATATAAATAATCCAATTAGACCAAAGCCTGTTGATATGATTCCTACTTTAGTTGGATGTCGTACATTATCTATTACATTTTTTGTTAAATAAAAGAAACTTGTTGTATGTGCTACAACTACATCAATTGGATAACAAAATGCATTATGCATTGCAAGTACTCTATCTGTTTCACTAATAAATTGATAGCTACTATGATAACCTAAACTTGTTAATGTAAGAAGAGCACACGTATATTGTATATCTCGTCTATTTCTCCTCCACGCAAACCAAGTTGGAATTAAAAATAAGGCACTCGTCCAAATTAATAACATATCCTCATTACTATTTCATAAGCAAAAAATCTTTAAGCCATTACCATTAACTTAAATAAATTTAAGCCATTAAATGCCGATTCACATAATAACGTCTTCCTTTCTTCATTAGTTTGTCAATATGAGAGCCTCCGTCTTGGGTTTCATCAATTGTATATTTTATATTTGGAATTTCTTCTACAGGTATAGACCATGTTGTACCAAAAATCTCTCTATTTATATTTAATGTATGTTTATACCGTTCTGGAAGTTCTTTATTTAATATTGATGTGATTTTAATAATATTAGATGGAGTCCACCATAATGGATTTGATGACTCTGAAGATAATAATCCTTTAATATAGCTTTGTATTTTTACATCTCTTATATATTTAATCAATAGCTTAGTTCCTTGTATTGGTATTGCATTTAGATATTCTTCATACCAACCCAATCGTCCTTCAAGCAATCTACGTGATGTTATTAATGGTTTTTCCATTGCAGATATATCAATATGGGTTTCATCTTGAAGTTGAAATTCTTTAATATATGGATATTTCATTTTTGCATAATGAAGTGCAATCTGTATCATAATAACTGTTCCATTCTTTTTATCCAATAATTTCTCATTAACAGAACACGTTTGATAATAATTAAGTGATTGAATACTTGCTGAACTATCTGGATAATTTGGAATAAATAATTGAACACAAGGGAAAGGTTGTTTTACTTTAGATACAATTGTAATTACATTCATATCGTCATAATCATATTCTTTCAAATAAAATACATACAGATGATAATCAATTAACATAACATTAACTAACGTTAATTTATTATTAACATAAAATAACATTATCTTCCTATTAAATGCCGATTCACATAATAATGTCTTCCTTTCTTCATTAGTTTGTCAATATGAGAGCCTCCATCTTGTGTTTCATCAATCGTATATTTTATGTTTGGAATTTCTTCCACAGGTATAGACCAAGTTGTACCAAAAATATAAGGTGTTATTCTATCTATTTCAAATTGTTTTGTAATTTTAACAATATTAGATGGAGTCCACCATAATGGATTTGATGATTCAGGAGGTAATAATACATCTATTGTTTTTCTAACAGATTCTTTATGTAAGTAATTAATTAATTTTACAGTATTTTGAATAGGTTTTGCATTTAAATATTCTTCATACCAACCCAATCGTCCTTGAAGCAATCTACGAGATGTTATTAATGGTTTTTCTAATGCAGATATATCAATATGAGTTTCATCTTGAAGCTGAAATTCTTTAATATATTTATATTTTGTTTTTGCATAATGAAGTGCAATCTGTATCATAATAATTGTTCCATTCTTTTTATCCAATGATTTCTCATTGATAGAACACGTTTGATAATAATTAAGAGCATATAAATCAGCAATTGTATTTGGATATAATGGTATTGATAAACTAACACAAGGAAAAGGTTGTTTTATTTTTGATACAATCTTAATAATTGTACCATCTTCATCTGATATTTCTTTCAAATAAAAGACATAAGGAGGATAATCAATTAACATTACAATAACTTACGTTATTTTATTAACATAACTTACGTTATTTTATTAACGTTATCTTCCTATTAAATGCCGATTCACATAATAGTGTCTTCCTTTCTTCATTAGTTTATTAATATGACCTCCACCATCTTGTGTTTCATCAAGTGTATATTTTACATTTGGAATTTCTTCAACTGGTATAGACCAAGTCGTGTGTAAAATATAAGGACTAATATTCTTTTTATCGACTTTATCTGTTAACTTAATAATATTTGTAGGAGTCCACCATAATGGATTTGATGATTCTTTTGGAAGAAATTCTTTAATACGTTCTTGTATAGTTTCAGAACGAAGATATTTTACTAATTTAATAGTTTTACACATTGGTTTTGCATTTACATATTCTTCATACCAACCCAATCGCCCTTCCAATAATCTCCTTGATGTTATCAATGGTTTTTCCATTGCAGAAATATCAATAAATGTATTATCCTGTAATTCAAAATGAGTTATATACTTATATTTATTAATAGCATACGAAATAGCAATTTGTAACATAATAGCAGTTCCATTCTTCCTATCTAATGATTTTTCATTTATAGAACACGATTTATAATAATTCAACATTTGTAATATAGCACTTGTATCTGGTAATAAAGATACAGAAATATCAATACAAGGATACGGTTGTCTTACTTTAGAAGCTATTTGAATGTTTATACTATCATATTCATTTATTTCTTTCAAATAAAATACATACGGAGGATAATCAATTAACATTACAATAACTTACGTTATTTTATTAACATTACAATGGTTCTTTAAGCAATAAGGAACAATGATGACCTCTTGTTTCAAATCCATTCGCTTTATAAAATTGTAATACTTCTCCAGCACAATCTAATATAACTTTATAACATCCTCTATTTTTTGCTTCTTGAATGACATATTGAAGTAACTTAGAACCAATCCCTTTATGTCTATATGTTTTATCCGTACATACATCTTCTATATGTGCCACATAACATCCATTAAATATAAACTTTTGTTCCAATATAACTGAAATAGTACCTATCAATTCTTCATTATCTTCCATCACATAAATATCCGAAATCATTGAACTATATATTTCTTTATACTTCTCTTCACTAATATCTGTTTCACGAAACTGTGAAATTAATTTATAATAAGCATCATAATCATTAATACTCAATTTACGAATATGCATATAAAAAATATATCCTAAATATCTTTAAGCTTTTACATATAGTATAATTAAGTTATTTATATAATCAATGTTTTCATTTGTTAATAATAAATGTGTTGGTAAGAATAAACCATTGTTCGCAATTACCTCTGTATTTGTCATTGCAATATTTTCGCCCAAATAAGCACCCGTTGAATATACTGCCGGATAACTAACGCGTGTCTGAACATCATGTTGTTGTAAGAACTTTTGTAACTTATCTCTATTTTCTATTTCTATTGTTATAAACCAAGGAAACCATTCATCATTTGGTGCTGCCTTCATATAGTGTGATAATTTACTATAATACCTATCGTAAATTTCTCGTAAACGTTGTCTTCTTTGTGGTACTTTCTTTATTTGTTCCAATCCTATGACTGCTTGTAAATCCGTAAATTTCAGATTAAGACCAAATGTATTATAAACTTCTATGCCTCCTCTATCACGTCCAAAATTCTTTAAACTATGTATCTTGTTTGCAAGTTCATAATTATCTGTAATTACAACACCACCTTGTCCTGTACTAATTATCTTTGGTGTACTTAATGAAAAACATCCTATATCCCCAAATGTTCCAAAAGAACGTCCTTTGTAAGAAGCTCCAACAGATTGTGCTGCATCTTCAATCAACCAAATATTCCGTTCCTTGCAAAACGCTGCTAATTCCTCTAAACGAATTGCATAATTATTTAATGATACGTGAATAATGGCTTTGGTTAAAGGTGTAATAGCATCCTGTATCATATTAATATCCAACGTATAAGTCTCTGGATGAACATCTACAAATATGGGTTTTGCACCCAATACTTTAATCGCATTTGCTGTTGCAACCATTGTATAGGATGGAACAATAACTTCATCATTTGTTTTAATATCACACGCTAATAAAGCCAACATAATTGCACTTGTACCACTGGTTGTCATATTAACAAAATGTGCCTTTGTTAAATCCGAAAATGCCATTTCAAGTTTTAGTGTCTGACGAAATTCAGTAATAAAAGGGTCATCTGTATTCATATAATTACATACCGCCTGTTTTTCTTCATTTTCAAATAGAGGTCTGGATTGAACGATTGTTTCTTTATTATAATACCATTGCATCATTTGATATAATGAAGCCTCCTTTGAAACAATTTGATAATAACCACCTATTATCATTTTAATAGGTTTCCTAATTTTTTCAACATCCCTTGGGTTTGTTGTAGTTATATTGTAATTCATTATATAGTTGTAATAATCCTTTGGTGTAATTACCCTGAAATCAAATGAAACCCTAATATATCCTTCTTTATTTGATTCATTATAATGAATACATTTATTACCATTAAAATACATTAAGTTACCATATTCCAAATTAAAACCAATATAATCGTGTGTATTGGGTTTTCTTTCAACAAACAATCGCGTTGTCTCCCTCATAGTTGTGATGGGTACTAAGAAATTACGTTCACCAATTGGATGGCAACCAATTTCATCGGAATCATAATGAGGAGGAATGGCAATATTATTTGGATACTGTAAACGAATGCTTGGATATGATTGATAAATTAAAAACGATTCTTCTGGAAAGAATTCTTTATAAATATCTTGAATTAATTTACAATAAATCTCTCTAAATTCAGAATCCGCTTTAATATGATGATAAAACAATTTGTGTAAATCGGATTCAAGGTTCTCAATAGGTGTATTATATTTCTTGTAATCTTCTGCAATAGATAGTAAATCTTCTATCGGCTTTTTATATATCTTTTCCAAGTATTGTTTAAATTTATAATTTTCAGTATCAAAACCATAAACAAAGTGATCGCCTTCTTGCTCCTTCAATTCAAACATTATATTAAATTGGTTATAATAGTGTTTAAATAATTATTAGTTAACACATTCGTAGTTTGAATAAAAATATTTAGAAGTAATTTCATCGTGCGATAGTCCCATATTTTTTAGTACATCATAATTTGCTTTTGAATATAATACTATTTTTTCTGGATGAGTTGCTAAGAATGCACCCCACCAACAAAATGTAGAAAATGATAATATATGATTTTTACATAATGACATTAACCATAAATCCATATAATCTACTTGTTCTGTTACAAATATGAAATTAACATTAAGATTAAAAGATTCTAAATCAATTCTTGCTTGAGATATATTATTTGAAAATACAAAATACACTTGATTTTCTTTTTTTAATTTTAAAATAGCATTTTTATAGTACTCCAATGGTGCACTATTTGCAAGTCTATAGTGTTCATTGGGATTACCATCGTATATACACATATGAATTGAAATCGTTTCAACATTTTCATTTAGAATCGGATATTTAGAATGTAATTCATATATAGCTTCTTCGTCAGGTGAAAACATAGTACGTATTTCATCTACACATTCATTAAAATAGCACGGTGATTCTAAATAACCATAAATTGGTGTAATATGATTATCAGATATAGGAGAATATAAGTTATTATCAACTCTTTTACTATTATTAGACACTTCTTCAATCATTTGTTGCATAGGTAATTCAATTGGTTCGTTTGGAATATTTCTATATAAACGTGTTCCGTGGTCGTAACCATAATTTATTAATAACTTTCGAGATAATTCGTGAACATATGGAAATACAACCTTTTTATTTAATGTTTTTCCAATACCAATTGTGGATGCAATTTGAAATAATACATTACCAATTCCAGTATTTGTTGCTGATAAGAAAGGTGATATTCTTGCAGTAATAAATGGTGTAAGCATTATATATATATAAACTATTTAAGCTTTATATTAGTGTTTTATTTAATGAAAGAAACAATACTTATTTTTGGAGGAACTGGATGTATGGGAAAATATATAATTGGAAAGAATATTGATAAATATAATATTATAAATTTTTCAAGAGATGAACATAAACAATGGAATTTAGACCAAGTACACGGTAAGAAAATAACTCATGTCATTGGAGATGCGTTTGACAAAGACCTTGTTAAACAAACATTACTAAGATATCTTCCTCATAGAATATATATAATTCACGCATTAAAACACGTAGACCGTTGTCAAGAAAATCTACATGCTTGTATTCAAACAAATATTCTTTCTACAAAAAATGTATTAGATATAATTGAAGAATTATATTCTAAACTAAAGGAAAGATTACAAACTGTTCTTTTCCTAAGTACAGATAAAGCAACATCACCAGTTAATGCTTATGGAATGTGTAAAGCTCTTTGTGAATTTTATTTAATGGAAAAGGCGAAATATTGTACTTCAAGTAAATTTTTAGTAGTACGTTATGGTAATGTAACAAGTAGTACTTCAAGCATAATTCCACTTTTACTTAATAATAAAGAACGTGTACTTTATTTAACGGATGAGAGAATGACACGTTTTTGGATGACAATTGATGAGGCATATCAATCAATTGAGTATGCAATTCAATATGGCAACACAGGTGAAATTATTATTCCAAAAATTCCAGCATTTTATATTAAAGACCTTATAGAAATTTTTGCAGAAGCAACAAATAAAACAGTTGAAATAATTGGTCTACGTCCAGGCGAAAGATTGTATGAAGTACTTATTAATGACACTCAATCTTTAAAAACAACAGAATCTGCAAATTATTATGCGATTACTGATAAAATTACAAATTCATCTCCATTCATTTATGATAGTAATCAATGTATTATGACTAAAGATGAATTATATCAACGAGTAAAAGAATATTTAATTTAACGTCCAAAATGATAACAATTGCAAGTATTATCAGAAACATATGATATATCATTTTCATCTTTTTTCCATTGCATATTTAATCCCCATTCTCCATAAATTGCAGTATTATAAATAGTCGTTAAATCTATTTTACCTGTGTATAAACATTGAATCGTAAATAGACTTTCTAATACCATACGGTCACGACGATCATTTAGTTTTTCTATAATATTCATTAAATTGGTTTTTTCTTGTAATTCTTCAATAAATTCCAAAGTAATAAAACTCATTATACCAAGACAAACCGTCCATTCTTGTTTATTTGAATAAATATTCATAAAATATTCATAAAATGGATGATTCACATCATATGTATTTTTAACAAAATCTATGATTTTATCGTCGTGTGTACGAATATTATTTATTATATTATATTCAGTTGGAGATTCTTCAATATTGGACCAATCACGAATATGATTATTTGCATATTTAACAAATCTAATTGGTTGTTCTGAATATAATAAATCAATTGGTTTTAAAATATGATATTTATCGTGGAGAATAAGAACCTTTTTAAAAGGCTTATAATTATTCATATAAATATATGGTGCAATTTCTGCTAACCCCTTTTTATCAGATAATGCAACTTTTACATTTGAATATGATTCTAATCTATTTTTAATTGGGATTGGCGAATAGTCATCAATTACAATAATTGGCACATTTGGATATAATTCAATAATATGTTCTATACCTTTTTTTAATACAATAAAAGTATTATCATTTATTTGATATGATATTATAATAATGCCAAATTCAGGAATAATTCTATTTTTTTTCATTTCATTAAAACAATATAGAATAGCATCTTTTGAATTAGGAACATCTGGAAATTTAGTAAGTAATTTAGAACAATCTAAATAATTGTTAGAACGTTCACTTGCTAAAAATGAATTTTGTTCTTCTATAGTTATGTTTTTCCATATATGAGATGGGTCAATTATTTTTTTATATATTTCCAATATTTCATTATGGTCTATTGGTTTAGGATGTGTAAGATGAATTTTACCAATATCTTTATCTTCAATCATTTTCACAAGGTATGGTAACATAATCGGTAAGATACAAATAGAATTTACAATAGAACAAATATTTTTATAAGAAATAATTTTAGTTAAAAAATTACGGGTATTCCAATCAGCTGTAATTGGCATTCTTAAACGAACATTTAATACATTTTTAAATTCTTTCATCAATCTATCCGTATAATTTTTAACAGTAGAGTAAGATGAACCATAAAAATTACCATTATCTTCTTCTAAAAATCCAGTACCACCAATTGTATGATTTTCGTCATAATGGAAAATACATCCAGTACCAATATAAGTTAAATGGATATTCATTTTATCACATACAATTGCTAATAATACTGGTGCATATAGATTATCACATACATTTTCTTTTAATTTACCCTTTTGTTCTAAATAATCAACGGTATTTATGATAGCTCCGTGTGTACGACCAATCGCACATATAATACGGTCAATTGGTTTATTTTCTTCAATAAATGATTCTACTGCAACTCTATTGTCACATCTTATAGAAGATGGACTTATGATAACTGAATGATTTGTTAAATATTTACGTATCTCCTGACTTACATAGCCATTACCAAAAATTAAAATTCGCATCTTTATTTTATTTCATACATATATCCTTATATATCTTAAAATGTATATAAAGCCATTCATAATTGTTATATCATAATGGCTTTATACATTAATCAAAGATATGTAGAATATTGTGTTAAACCAGGAAATATTAATGAACACTTACCTATTTTAAAACAATTCTCAACTGCGTGTGAAACAATTATTGAAATGGGTGTAAATACAATGGTATCTACTTGGGCATTTTTAAAAGGATTATCTGAGAATGGTGTCACAAATAAAAGATTAATATGTGTTGATATTAATACACCATATAATATTGATAATGTTATTGAATCTGTAAAAGAGGTGGGTATTAATATGGAATATATTAATCATAATAGTGCAACAATTGATATTCCAGAGACAGATTTACTTTTCATTGATACTTGGCATATATATGCTCATTTAAAAAAAGAATTAGAAACACATCATTCAAAAGTTCGCAAATATATTATTTTACACGATACAACGATTGACCGTACGGTCGGTGAATCAATTCGTCGTAGAATGGATACTAAAAAACAAAGCGAATATTATGGATATCCTGAAGAAGAAATTCGCCAAGGTTTAGGAAGGGCTGTTTCTGAATTTTTAATTAATCATTCTGAATGGAATGTACTTGTTATATATGAAAATAACAATGGATTAACTGTATTACAAAGATGTCATTCTTGAAATAATATAGTCGCGTAACCATTCATTATTTAAATATTCTTTAACAATATGTTTTTGTTTTTCCATACATTCATTATAATATTCGTCATTTGATTGAAGATATGTTACTTTTTGAATAAAATCCTCTTTTGATTCATATATTGTTTCTTTTAATGGAAATCCATCAAATGGAAATGTTATATTAGATATATCTTTATGTATAAATAATAACGTATTCATTGTAATTATCTCTATAAAACGTCTATTTGGATTACCCACACCTGGTAAATCTACTGCAAATTTATGCGAAGCTAATACATTTCTATATGTTTGATAAGATAAACCATTATAATGTTTAATATGTTCTGATATTTCATTATAATATTGTATGCGATTTGTATATTTTCCATAAATATCTCCATTTGGATCATGTATAAATAATGAACCCGCCCAAAAAACAGAATTTTCCGTTTTTGGATTATCTAAAGGACTATTTAATAATTCCCATAAACAACAAGGAAATCCAAATCCAATAAGTGGAAATGGAAATGTATTTGGATGATATGTCTTTAAAGAATTATAATTTCTTTTAAAACATATATCAAACTTAAAACCATTTATTATCTCAAATGGGTCATAATCATAATCATAATTATCAAATAGTATAACCTTTTTAAATTTATTATTGTGACTTATATCACGTACTTTTTGATAAACATCAAATACTGCTTCCTGCCATACATTATTATATGGTCTTTCTCTTGGAACACCATGTATTCCTGCAATTATAATTAAATAATCGTAATTTTTATCATTAATTAATGACCAATCTGTTTTATATGTAAATCCATAATGATTTTGATAAATAGACATATCTTTTATACAATCATCAAATGCAGTATTTGCAGGATGACCATAATAATCCGCTTCAGGAAAAAGAGATGTTATTCCAGGACAATGAATACTTGGATCTATAATAGCAATATTCATATATAATAAAAATAACTATATTCCTTAAATTCCAAAATAATTACAAGCATCTGTAAATGTATATGTCCACGGTCTTGAATTTTTCCTATCAGATAATATATCAAATCCAGCACCCATATCAATAACACTTACGCGAGTATATCGTTCTATTAAATCACCTATTAAAATACGTGTTGCAATACCTCCACTCATTAATATTAATGTATCCTCATTTTCTTGAATATACGAATAGAGTTTTTCACATATTATAGAATATTCATCATACCAATTACTAATTGGTAACTCAACGAAAATATCACATTTAAAAAATTCTATAAATGGTTTACTATATACATTTCCCATTAATATTTTCTTATGTGTTGTATTTTTCACACATCCAACTGTATTAAATAGTGTTCTATTATTGGTTTTTAATACAGTATCATGTATATTAAAAGAATGATAATCTACAAATGGAATTATAGAAATATCTAATGATTTATCAATACAATAATCACAATATATTTTACACATAAATGCAATATATTCTTCAGTTAACCATCTACCAATAAAAACATTGGAATCATTATTTGCTAATCTACATAATCTAATAAAAGACTTCCTCATATTTTCACCCATTTCAGGATAATATCTATTACCATCACAATTTATACCAATATTATTCATCATACATAATATTTCACCATCTCCAAAACGAGTAAAAATAAATCGTTCTTTTTTTTTAATCAATTCTCCAATTTTATAAGTTGTATCTGTTGTATGTATATTCGTATTTGATGGAATTCTAAAATCATAACCTAAACGACAATGATAGTCAACATATTCATTAAAATTCATTTAGTATATTTGTTAATTTAATCTTATATCATTTTAACGAGAAAAATGGTATCTTATCATCCACTCATCTTGGACTACACTAAAACCATCATCTGTAACCGCCCAATGCATTGGTGGTGTACCCCATTTTCCTAAACAACTACAATTCTCCATATTTAATTTACCAGTATAAAAACAAGCTATTGCAAATATACATTCCATTAGAACACGATGCATACGAGTTTTAATAAATGGAAACAAATCAATAATATTTGTTTTATCTTGTAATTCTTTTAAAAAATCATAAGTTATAACTGACTGAACACCAAAACAAATTAACCATTTTTCTTTTTGAGGATATATCTCTTTGAAATAATCATAAAATCTTATATTTGTAAACATTTTATTCGCAAAATCGTTTATCATTTCATCATATGTAATTATATTGTTTTTTTGTGAATACTCAGTTACTGGAATCGCAGTACGACCCCATTCTACTTTATTTGTATCAAATGATTTTATAAATTTAATAAAATTAATTGTTTCAATATTTGGTATTTCTTTACATAATATATTATTATCGTGAATAATAATTGCTCTGTCAAATGGTTTATTATGATATAAATAATAATAAGGAAGTAATTCTCCTAATCCCTTCTGATGTGACATAACAACTTTAACATACGAATATTCTTGTAATTTATATAATAATGGTTCTGGTGAAAAATCATCAATTACAATAATTGAATACGTAGGATATAATAAATGAGCATTATCTATCGTTTTTTTTAATACGGAAAATGTTAATTCGTTATTAATATGTGATGGAATTATAAATCCTGTTTCCATAATATATAAAATATTAAATTTAACTTTAAATAATAAACATTCATTATGGTTTAAAGATTGAGGAGTATATATATTTATGGAGATATTGAAATGTAATATATTTCAAGACATTCGTGGTATAATGCAATTCATTCCAGTGCACGATAAAATAGCTCAACAATTCTTATCAAAAAATCATAAAAATGTCATTCGGGGAATTCATACATCTCCCTATGGTAAATGGGTTACTTGTATTCAAGGTAGTTTCATAGACTATGTTATCAATTTTGAAACAATGACTTATGAAAAATATCATTTAGTTTATAATGACATTAACCATATTTATGTTCCACCAAATCATGGTCATTGTTTTTTATCATTAGAGGATGACAGTATTATGCTTTATCAATTGGAAGGAATTTTTGATAGCATAAATGATAAAAATTATCATTATCGTTGTCCATATATTAATTTAGATATTCCTTATGGTGAATATATTGTTCGGAT